AATTAGAAAAACATTTAGCTGTAAGTGATGAAAGATGGAAAGAAACCATACTTAGAATCAAGAGACTTGAAACAATCATGATAGGCACATCTGGTACAGCACTTGTGATGCTCATAGGTTTATTAGTGAGGTAAATTTGGTTGTTGCAGAAATTCTTACTGGAATTAGCCTAGTTAAACAATCAGTAGAGTTTATCAAAAGCAACATCAGTACAGCAAAAGATATAAAAGACATAGCCAAGCAAATTGATGGGTTCTTTGAAGGCGAAGAACAAATGAATAAGAAGCAAGGCAAGGGCATGGGGATTGCTCAACAGTTTGGCATTGAATCAACAGCATCAGATTTTATAGATAGAAAACTTTTAGAAGAACAGCGATATGAATTAAAGTTGCTGATAAATGATAGGTTTGGTTATGGCACTTGGGAACAAATACTAGCTGAAAGAGCCGATAAAATAAAACAAGCTAAAGAAGCACAAAAACAAGCAAAAATTCAAGCAAAAAAACAACAAGACGAAATTATGGAAATTCTTAAATGGGGTTGCATAATATTTTTTGGTATAGGTGTTTTTATATTGCTCTTAGTTCTAGGTTTAAAAGCTTTTGCAGATGGTAAAATGTATAATGCCCCCAAAGACTACACTTATAAACAAAAGGTCTGGCAAGGCAAAATAATAGAAAAAAAATATACAACTTGTAGATTAAAGAAAAGAATCACATCAAAATATACAAACAAAAGAGCATGTATTTATGAGGGTGGAAATAAGACTTTTACAATGATGATAGAAACTTGGTGTCCTAAAAAATATCAATGTGTATATGACCCTAATGGGCAAGAACCAGATATTGATAAAGTAATGGAAAGTTTAAGGAGCATAAAAGAATGACCGATAAAAAATTAGATACAAAACAAATGTATGAAAAACCAGTTAAAATGAAAATAGATGAAAATAGTTTTGAATTATCTTTAAGAATATTAAGTAATGAATTTGTTGCAATAAAGATTGGTTCTACAAATTTTTCTGGTAAACTAATTGCAGGTGGAATTTTATTATTATTTTTTACTCTTATTTTATTAGAGGGTTTTGGATTAAATGAGTTATTAATGAAATGAATGTAGAAACTTTTTTAAAATGGAAAATACTGCCAAGATTAATGATGCTTGTAAGCACAATAATGTCTTGGAGATGTGCAGAATGGTTTATGGCTTTAGAAGACCCAACAGCATCACAATCTGCATTTGTATCGGTTGTAATGGGAGTTATGACTGGAATTTTTGGAATTTGGATAGGTCAAGAACATAAGGTGGAAAAATGAATTTAGAAGAATTAAAAGAACATATTGCTGAAGAAGAAGGTTTAAAGTACGAAATTTACAGATGTTCTGAGGGATATCCAACAGCAGGGATAGGGCATTTAATCACAGAATGGGATAATGATTATTTTGATAAACCTATAGGAACTAAAGTTTCAAAAGAACAAGTTGATGCTTGGTTTGAGAAAGATTTAAATGTTGCCATAAATGATATGGAACAATTTACAGAAGGCATGAATGTAGACGAAAATATCAAAGAATGTGTAACTCATATGGTGTTTCAATTAGGTTTGCCGAGACTAAATAAATTTAAAAAATTTAAACAAGCTTTATTAGATAACGATATTGAAACTGCACAAGCTGAAATGAAAGATTCACTTTGGTATAGGCAAACAACTAATAGAGCAGAAAGATTAATTGAGAAATTAGGGAAAAGTGCATGATTGCAAGTTTATTACCAGTTGCATCTAAATTATTAGGTAAGTTTATTGAGGATAAAGACACCAAAAATAAATTAGCCCATGAAATAGCCACAATGGCAGAGAAACATGCTCAAGCTTTAGCCTTAGAGCAAATAAAGGTAAATCAAGCAGAAGCAAAAGGTAATTGGTTCCAATCGTCATGGAGACCATTAATAGGTTGGATTTGTGGTTTGTCTTTAGCAATTAATTATATGGTTAGTCCAATATTAGCAGGATTTGGAATAGTAATTCCTCAAGCCGATATGTCAGTAATGATGCCTCTTTTATTTGGAATGCTAGGAATTTCTGGATTGAGAAGTTTTGACAAGTATAAAAAAACGGACACAAAAAAATGAGCAATTTTTATATGAAGATATTTAGGTTCTTTAATAAGTTAGCTGATTATTTTTGGAAAAAGGCATTGCAACAACAAAAAAGAAAGGTTTATCATGGCATTAACACCGAAACAGAAAAAGTTACCAAAAGGACTACAAGAAGCAATTTTAAAAAGTCAAAAAAAAGGTAAGAAAAAAAAGAAAGGAAAAAAATAATGCCATATCATACTGGAAAAGGTTCACATTCTAAAGGAATGAAAAAGAAGAAAAAAAATAAAAAAATGAAGATGAAAAAGAAAAAGTAAATGGTTTTAGTAAAATCTATTAAGAATATAACTAAGGATTTAAAACCTAGACAACGTAAAACTATGAATGCTCATGCTAGGCATCATTCTTTAAAACATATGAAAGCTATGGCAAATGCAATGAAAAAAGGTTCTACATTTGTTCAAGCACATAAAAAAGCAATGAGGTCTGTAGGAAAATGATAGGTTTTACAACAACTGCGACAATATCAGAACTTATAGATAAAAGACCTATGAAGAAAAGAAAAGGTCGTAGAAGATATAAGATGCCCTTTAAGGGCGATTTTAGGGCTGTACAGAAGATTTTAAAGATGAAAGGTAGGAAGAACCCCACATAAGTTAACATCGCATGGGAACGTATTTTTCAATGATTCCTCTCAGTTGATTAATACATTCATTAATCTCCCCTTTAACGATAAAATGCGGTGTTCCTAAACTTTCAGACTGTACAGCCCATAATTTTTGTGAATCAGACAAACGACCTTTTTTTGTTTTAAGTTCAATATATAAAATTTTGCCTTGTGGATATTCAATTATAATATCTGGACAACCAGACTTTAAGCCCATACGTTTCATTTTAGCATGATAATAAATAGACCTTTTACCCTCATTTGGTACATGAAAATGTCTAAAATTATATTTTTTAGAAAGTATTATTAAATAATCATTACAGGCTATTTGTATTTGTGATTCTTTGGTTGTAGGGGATAAACCCATGTCTACCCCCTACTAATACAATATTATTTGGAGCATATTGTATATCTTTATAACTCATATAATTTTTAGCAATTTAGCAAATATTTCTAAAAAAAACAATAATTTCAAAAAAATTTTTTTATTTATCGGTTTACATTTATTTAAAAACCTAGTATAATATCTAGGTTAATTAAAATAATAATAATAATAATAGGAGCATATTATGGATAATAACATTAATAAAGATTGGCATTTAAGTAATGGTTTTTGTTTTCTAGCTATAGAAATGAAAAGCCCCGGCGAATGGACAAGGCATTATGATTTAAGTACTTGTCTTTCAAAAATGCAAAGTAAACCTACAATTATAACTTTATGGTATACTCACAAAACAAGTGAGGTTTCATGGAGTGGTGGTGTTGATTATGATAAAAAATATGGCGAACCAATTAATTTAGGTTGTTATCAATTAAAAGGTAGAGGTGCAAACTTCTCTATTAAAGGAATTGATAAAGATATTTCAAAAAAATACTTCACTAAAATATTTGAAAATAATAAAGAATTTATTGAAAATCAGTAAAATAACTGTTTACATAACCTAGCAGAAATGTTAGGTTATTTCTATTAATAATAATATTGGAGCATAAAATGTATTATAACGAAAAAACTAAAAGACCATATTCTGGCAAAAACATTGAAATATTAGAAGCTACTGGTTTAAAAGGTGGTTTTATGACTTTCAGACAAGCTATTGAATTAGGTTATAAAATACCTGCAAAAACAAAAGCAGTTGCCAAAATAATTAGACCAATGGAAGAATTTGTAGAACAAGCAGATGGTTCTTCAAAGGTTGAAATGTCTGGAAGAAAATTTCCAGTATTTCATAAATCACAATTAATTCATAAGGGTGCTTAACGGCACTCTTTTTTTTATAATAATAATAATAATTTGGAGCATATAATGACTAAAAATAACAGAATCAAACAAACTATTCAGCTACATGAAAAAATTGCATCTATGGAAAAAATTATTTTAGATTTAGGTGTCAAGGATAGATGTCATGAAGATTTTGATAGCAATTGCAGAACGATTTATGGTTGCTTACAAAATATCAAAGGTATGATTTACAATGATGAAATAGTTTTTAGGAAGTCAAATAATGATTGATAAACCAACAAGAATAGGTAATTCGGAACTCTACAATGTTAGGGTTTTGAATATGTCAGTAGCTAGATATTATGGAGTTGAAAAAGATTATATTCAGTTAATTACAAAAGCTAGAGAAGTTCAAAAAGAACAACTTGAAAAGAATGGAGAAAAAGCTGAATTAAAACTTTATTATGGTATTAGGTACAATCTCAATAAATTAGTTTTAGAAGTATTACTTAAGGAGCAAAGTAATGATTAAATTTATAAAAAATTATGGTGTTTATTTATTAGAATTTATTGTTGTCGGAACAATAGGTTTCTGTCTTTTAATGTTCTTTTTTTAGGAGCATATAATGAATAAATATAAAGTAATTCCTTTATTATCTATTCTAGCTGTTTTGAGTAGTTGCTCATCAACACCAATAGTAGATAGTAGAGGTAAATCATCGGCAAATATTAAAGGAGATATGAACCGATACCACGACGACTTATATACTTGTAAAAGTATTGTTGAAGATGAAACGAATTTCGTTTTAGAACAAGGCAAAATAGTATATAATTTGTTAAGATTCAAGGTGTTATGGCTAAGTCCTAAAGCACAAACTAGGCAAGATTTAGTGAATAATTGTTTAGAAGGTCGAGGCTATAACGTATTAAATAAATAATAATATTTGGAGTAAAATATGACTAATATAATAGATAAAATTTATGATAATTCAGAAAATGGTGTACCTAACTATTCTTTTGATTTAATTGATGGCACAAGACTATATTACAGGGGTGTAAATATGAACCCTATGCCTGTTACTGGTGATGCTATTAATTACACAGTTATCAATACAAAAACTTCAGCTAATGGCAATCAATATACAAACATTAAAGATGTTGAAGTAATTAAAAACCCAGATGGTCAAAATGATTCACCACAGCCTATAGGTAATGTTGTTAATAATATTGTACCAACTGCACCACAAAATAATTTTAATAATAGTATGAGTAAAAACGACACTCAAAGATTAGATATATTTGTTACAGGTGTTGTTGGTCGTTCAATGGGTTCTGGACATTTTTCTGTTCAAGACATTGGCGAACTTACTAAAAACGCTGTGTGGGCATTTAATGAAAACCTTAAAGAACTATAAGAAGCTTTTCAGCGACTTTTGGGGGTATCACGAAAACGATATCCCCATCTGTTGGTCTTGTTATAAAGCTCAAGCAGTAGATATACACCACTTGATACCAAAAGGCATGGGAGGTGTTAAAAATA